CAACAGCGCAAAGATAGCCACCACATCCACAGGCGCTAGTGTAACTGGCCATTTAAATTATAATTCATCTTCTGGATCAGTTTATACTAATACGACTTCGGGTGGAGTTACTCTTAACTTAAACACCTATCAAAATTTCACAATTACTTTAAATGGCGCTCTTACTTTAAATAATCCAACAATTAATAGTGAAAACGTTGGCCAAAGTGGAGTTTTTGTACTAATTCAAGATGGATCTGGCAACAGAACTTTATCTCTTGGTACTAGTTGGGAAACAGCTGACGCTGGTGGAATTACACTATCGACAGTTGCCAACCGCAAAGATATAATTCCTTATTATGTAAAATCAACAACTGAGATTTTACTTGGAAGACCAACAAGGAATTACTCTTAATATACTTTTATTATAAATAGTTCGATGGAGAAATTTAATGAGTGATCTAAAAACAGCATTAAGAAGTCTTTTTGATGGAAAACCTGCAGATTTTAAGGATACAATTAATAGTATTCTAATGCAAAAGGTTGGTGATCAAATTGATATTGCGCAAAAAACAATGGCGTCTAGCTGGTTAAATAATGAACCTGATACGGAGACGGAAAATGCGGAAGTTTAAAGAATTAAAAGAAGGCGTTGAAGCTCCAAGAGCAAAAGGCGAACAAGACTTTGCTGCTCAACATGAAGTAGAAACAACGCCACATCCAACCGCCAATGACACAGTTCATACCGGGTCAACTACACCTGATGGAGAAGCAGTTAAAGATGGCGAGAAGGCACCACTAAAGACATATAAAGATTTTGCTCAAGTTGCTCCTAAAGCACGGAAGGGCGATAAAAAACAAGGTGATCTTACTCCTGAAAAAGTTACTGAAGGATTTGTTGTTCTTCGTAATGGTGAAGAGATGGAAATCACCGAAGATTTAGCAAATAAATGGAATCTAATTAATACTCATTTGCATCTAGAAAATAAAGCAGGATTAGTATCAACTGCTCTAAAAAATAAAGATCAATTCAATAAAGTTGTTGAATTCGTGTTAGGTTGGGAAGGTAAATAATTATGCGTCCAATGTCAAACACAGTAACTCTTGGCTCAGCTAGTAACGTTTATCTTGCTACTTCTGTTTATATTGTCAATTCGGGTTCAACTGATCGTACAATAACTGTAGCAAATACTGCTTCCATTCAAAATGGTGGTGGTGATTATGCCGGTGCAAGCCAGGCTCAAGTCTTTATTAATAGTGGCACTTCTGTTACTATTACTAAAAAGCCAACTGATACTGTTGCAGGCGGCGCTGATCTTTACGCTACCAAAATTGCGAGGGCAGGAAACTAATGAAACTTTTTGCTGAAATTAATGAAGACGTTCAAATAGTAACTGAAGCCAAAGAAGATGGCTCTAAAGACTATTATATTGAAGGTATCTTCATGCAAGGTGGAATTAAAAACAGAAACGGTCGAGTATATCCCGTTGAAACACTTGCAAAAGAAACCAATAGATATGTAAAAGAATATGTAGAAAAAAATAGAGCCTATGGTGAACTTGGTCATCCATCTGGTCCTACTATTAATCTTGAGAGAGTATCACACATGATTACTTCTCTTAAACAAGATGGTGGTAATATCATTGGTAAAGCTAAGATTATGGAAACACCAATGGGTACTATTGTTAAAAGTCTTATGAGAGAAGGCGCAACCCTAGGAGTTTCTTCTAGAGGTATGGGTACTCTTAAAGATAAACAAGGATTCCAGGAAGTACAAAGTGACTTTCAACTAGCTACAGCTGCTGACATTGTAGCAGATCCTTCAGCTCCAGAAGCTTTTGTTGAAGGAATTATGGAAGGCGTTGATTGGATTTTTGAAAATGGCATGTGGAAAGCTCAGCAGCTTGAAGCAGCGCAAAAAGAAATCAATGAAACGTCAAAACAAGACTTAAAAATGAAAAAGCTTCAAATATTTGAACGTTTTATTAAAAGTCTTTGATTTATAAATAATATATGAAAAGCTCGATATCAAAGTATCAATTCAAGGAGACACCATATGTCTGATAAAGAACTAGATATTGTAGAACAGGAAGAAGTTCTTGAGGGCACTCCACACGAAGATGTTGATGCATCTGAGATTGAAGAAGCTACCGCTTCTAAAGGAGAACCTAAAATTACTGAAACCGCTGCAATGCCAAAGACCAAAGCCGGTATGATTCAGGCTATGGTTGACGCGATGAACGGCAAAAAGAAAGATGAACTTACTGCATCTTATGATAAAATCATGTCATCAATGAATAATGACGACATGGAAGATGAGGCAGAAGAAGTTACTCCTTCTAAAGTCAAGAAAGAATCACGTAAAGTAACTCGTGAAGAGGTCGATCTTGAAAAAGACATCGAAGCTCTTTTCGGTTCTGAAGATCTTTCTGAAGACTTTAAGAATAAGGCAACTACAATCTTTGAAGCCGCTGTTCTATCAAAAATTAACGAAACTCTTGATAAGCTAGAAGCTCAGGCAACTGCAGACGAAGCTGCTATTAAAGAGAGCACCATTGAAGAAATGACCAACAAGTTGGATGAATATCTTGACTATGTTGTACATAACTTCATGGAAGAGAATAAACTAGCAGTTGAACATGGCGTACGTGTTCAGATGGTAGAAAGCTTCATGACTGGCCTAAAAGGTCTCTTTGAAGAGCACTATGTCGATATTCCTGAAGAAAAGGTTGACGTAGTAGATGAACTTATTGCTAAAGTTGATGACCTAGAAAACAAGGTTAACGGCTTGACCGAAGAGAACATTGACCTAAGATCAACAGCCAAACAACTCGAAAGAAATAAAGTTTTTGAGCAAGTTGGTAAAGATCTAACAGAAGCTCAAAAAGAAGAATTTGAGGCTCTAGCCGATGGCGTTGAGTTCAAGTCCTCTGAAGATTTTGAAGAAAAACTTGGTATTATCAAGGACAATTATTTCGCAGAGTCAAAAGACAATGCGGGTGAAGTTATCAGTGATGATGACGACGTTCCAACAGGTCTACAAGAGATCAAAGAGGAAACGACTGGCCCGATGGCTAACTATTTGTCAGCCATCTCTAGATCAGTTAGAAACTAATATAATTATAAATAATTAATGAAAAACAGGCTGATTAATACTCTAGGGAGAAAGAAACATGTATATCTCTGAAGATATCCAAAAAAAGTGGCAGCCAGTCCTTGAGCATCCAGATCTAGCATCGATCACGGATACTCATCGTCGTGCCGTCACAGCAACTCTTCTTGAAAACCAAGAAAAAGCTGCAAGAGAAGACAACTATGGCTCAGGTGGTTATAAGTCACCTTCACTACTTGGTGAAGCTGCTCCAACCAACGCAACTGGTGCCTCAATTGACAACTTCGATCCAGTACTTATTAGTTTGGTTCGTAGATCAATGCCAAACCTAATTGCATATGATGTCGCTGGTGTTCAGCCAATGACAGGTCCAACTGGACTTATCTTTGCAATGCGCCCACGCTATGATAGCCAATCAGGCGCAGAAGCACTATTCAATGAAGCTAATACTTCATTCGCTGCTTCAGCTTCTGGTAACACCGCTTCTATCCAAGCAATCGATGCGTCAGCTGGCACAGGCCAGGCTGGTTCTGATCCTACAGCTCGTGCTTCTGGCTCTGGCTATAGTGTTGAAACTGGTATGACCACAGCTCAGTCCGAAGCTCTTGGCGACGGTTCTGGAAACCATTTCAACGAAATGGGCTTCTCAATCGAGAAGGTAGCTGTTACTGCAGTTTCTCGTGCACTCAAGGCTGAGTACACAATGGAACTTGCTCAAGACCTTAAAGCAATTCATGGTCTAGACGCAGAAACAGAACTTAGCAACATCTTGTCTGCTGAGATTCTTGCTGAAATTAACCGTGAAGTTGTACGTACAATCAACTACTCAGCTACTGCTGGTGCTACTGATAACGTTGCTTCTGCTGGTACTTTCAACCTCGATGTTGACTCAAACGGTCGTTGGATGGCAGAGCGCTTTAAAGGCCTTATGTTCCAAATCGAGCGTGAAGCTAACGCTATTGCAAAAGCAACTCGTAGAGGTAAAGGTAACGTAATGATCTGTGGTTCTGATGTAGCTTCTGCTCTTCAGATGGCCGGTGTTCTGGATTATACTCCTGCACTTGCTAACAACCTACAGGTTGACGATACTGGCAACACATTCGCTGGTGTACTTAATGGTCGCATCAAAGTTTATGTTGATCCTTACTTCTCATCTGCTTCAGGCAAGCAGTATTTCACCATTGGTTATAAAGGTGCTAGCTCATTCGATGCTGGTCTCTTCTATTGCCCATACGTTCCACTACAAATGGTTCGTGCAGTTGGTGAAAATACATTCCAGCCTAAGATTGGCTTTAAGACCAGATATGGTATTGCTGCTAATCCATTCGCTACTAGCGATGCAGATGGTACTGTTGGTTTCGCAGCTGGTAAGAAGAACTCTTACTATCGCTTCGTGCAAGTTACCAATCTTATGTAATAATAAGAAAAAAAGAAAATACACTGGGGAGCCTTCGGGCTCCCCTTTTTTGTGCGTATAAAGATTATAAATAGTATATGGAAAAGGGATATTGCATATGGCTCTAAATACTGTACAAAATAAGAATCCTCTATCTCCACTTGGATTTAGATTCTTAATTCAAAAATTACCAAATACAGAATACTTTGTGAATTCTGTTTCAATACCTGGTGTTAACACCACATTTGTTCAGCAGCCAAATCCATTAGGTAATCGAATAGTAGTTCCAAGCGGAGTACTTACTTACGAAGAACTATCTCTAAACTTTATTGTCGATGAAGACATGGAGAACTATAGAGAAATTCATAATTGGTTACTTGATACTACTCATGTTGATAATCAAGATAGATTTGCCGCATCTTCTAATCGTGGTAAAATTCATGGTATTGATACTAATTTCTTTTCTGATGCATCTCTTATAATCCTAACAAGTAATCAACAAACAAACATAGATGTTAAATTTGAAAATATTGCACCAGTTAGTCTATCAACTTTAGAGTTTAAGACTAATGAAAGTGATGTCACCTATTTGGAGGCTCAAGTATCTTTTGTTTTTAAAAGATATAACATTAACCGTTTACAATAGGTTAAAAATAGTATATTATAAGTATTATGAAAATAGATCAAATTATTGAAAACTGGCGCGAAGATAGTAAACTTGATGATGTTGAGTTAGATACTGAAGCTCTCAAGATTCCTTCTTTACATGCAAAATATTTAAAAATCTTATTTGAAGAGAGAGTAAAACTGCGTTCACTTAGAATGAAACAGAAAGCTTTGAGACGTACTCTTGGAGAATATTTTAGAGGTGACCTAAATAATCCAGAAGATCTTGCTGAACTTGGCAGGGAACCTTTTGGTAAGGTCATTCTTAAGAATGAACTAGATAACTATGTTGATGGTGATAAAGAAATGATCGATCTAAACATACGTATTAATTATTATGAAGAGACTGTGAGTGTTTTAGAGGAGATCCTAAAAGCAATTAATAATAGGAATTTCCAAATTAAAAATGCTATTGATTGGAGAAGGCTCACAAACTTCGGTACCGGATAA